TTCAGTAGCAAATACGTTTTGATTTCTTGGATCTAACATCCCGTCTCTGTAGGCTACTGCTTTTTCTGCCCATCTAAGACACGTTCTTCTATCTGCTTCTGTGATATTGACTTCTGGAAAAGCGCTAGTGTAATAATCAAAAGCAATATCGTTTAAGAGCTTTAGGTCATCACATTCTTTTAGAGTTAAGTCTTTTCCTGTTTCTTCATCCTCTACAATGTCTAGACCTTCGTTCATAGCAACCTTCTTGTCTCCAAGGGTTTGCATGACCTTATGGGTAATAGTACCCATTAAGGCTTTTTTATTGGTTTTATCTTTTAACGATAGGTTGTATTGCAAAAAGTATTTTTGCTCACAAAATTCTAAAGTTCCAATACTACTGCTTCTGTGGTAACAGACTATCATCTAATGGTTCCAAATCTCTTATATAAAGATTATACATATCTGTATGTGCCGTGAAATCGTTACTAGCATCATGATCACCCTTTTGCACTAGCCAAGCTTTTGCAAAATAATCTTCAGGTTTCATCTGGCCTAAAATTTCTATATTTTCTATATTATAATACAGTCTCTTGCCTTCAGCATCTTCTTTAACATTTTTAAACTGAATACTTACAAAAATATACAGATCTGGTCTCTGATGCACGCTAGTCTTAGCGACTGATACTTCATAGTGACCTTGGTCGCTTCCTTTGTTTGGGCCACGTTCACAGATGCAAGGCACAGTTCTTCTTTTGGTTTTGATTTCTACTCTACGACCATCTTGAGTTGTGATGTCATAGTCATATTTATCAGTCCCTTTGTTACA